CTAGTATGATGACACAGATTTGTAGCACGGTTATCAGTGAAGGCGGATACAACAGTTTTGGAACTACACAGACAGCCGGTACCGGAACTACACAAAAAAGATTGGCTACTGCCGGTACATATTATCCTATTGTCAGTATTAGATTAGCGCCAACCAGATTAGATAGTATTGTTTTCCCTAGACAGATTGATGTGTTGAGTCCTAGCGTAAACTACTATCGTTGGACATTGTTGCAAAATCCTACATTGACTGGCTCTACTTGGACAGGGACAAGCCCAACAGGCACGGTTCAGTATGATTTAGGTGCTACTGCTGTTACCGGCGGCATAGAAATACAAACAGGATACGCTGCCAGCAGAGAACTTGCACAACTCAGTTCTGTGGATTATTTCCGGTTTCAGTTAGGAAGAACACTAGCAGGAGTTAGTGATATCGTTACATTAGCAATTGCTGCAACAGGAAACAATGCTGATGTATTGGCTGAACTAGGTTGGCAAGAATTAACCTAATATACTTAACCCAATAAATACTATTATGGCAAACACCCCAACACTAATCAAGGATCCCTACAAGAAAACGGTGTTCAAAAATCAACAGCAACTTGATGAGTTTCTCAAGTGTTGTGACCCGGACACAGGCTATCTGTATTTCATGGATAACTTCTTTACGATTCAGCATCCTACTAAGGGCAGCATGAATTATCACCCGTGGGAGTTCCAAGAACGATTAATTGATACATATCACAAATATCGCTTTAGTATCAGCCTCATGCCTAGACAGTCAGGTAAGACAACATCTGCCGCCGGCTATCTTCTTTGGTATGCAATGTTCAATCCTGATTCTACTATTCTAATTGCAGCACACAAATACACCGGCGCACAAGAAATCATGCAGCGTATCAGATACGCATACGAAAATTGCCCTGACCACATTAAAGCTGGTGTGACCACATACAATAAGGGTTCGCTTGACTTTGAGAATGGATCACGCATCGTGTCTGCTACTACGACTGAAAACACAGGTCGTGGTATGTCCATCACACTATTGTATCTTGACGAATTTGCGTTCGTCCGCCCTTCCATCGCTAAAGAATTTTGGACTTCTATCACGCCTACCCTAGCAACTGGTGGTAAGGCAATTATCACATCGACCCCGAACTCAGACGAAGATCAGTTCGCTCTAATCTGGAAGATGGCCAACAAGACTGAAGATGAATTTGGTAACACGACAGACGTAGGGGTTAACGGCTTTAAAGCCTATCGTGCTTACTGGCGTGAACAACCCGGCAGAGATGACACCTGGGCTGAACAGATGAAAGCCCAACTAGGTGAGGATCGCTTCAACCGAGAGATAAATTGCGAATTTATTATTGCGGACGAGACTCTGATAAACCCAAACACACTGATCATGCTTGAGGGCGTTGAACCTATCAATCGGATGGGGCAGGTCCGTTGGTATAAGCAACCCGAGAAGGGTAGGTTATACGTAGTTGCGCTGGATCCTTCTTTAGGTACCGGCGGTGATCCTGCTGCTATTCAGATTTTTGAAGCAAGCACGACCACACAGATCGGTGAATGGAAACACAACAAAACAGACATTCCTAGTCAGGTTAAACTACTAGCAGAGATCACCAAATATATCACTGAGATCACAGGTGAACCAAATAATATATATTACTCAATAGAAAATAATGGCATTGGGCAGGCTGCTATTGTATCATTAAACGAGTATGGAGAATCTAATATACCAGGTATCTTTATTAGTGAGCCAGGTAAAGGTAGAAGAGGATTCACTACCACTAACAAACCTAAACTTGCCGCGTGTGCTAAATTCAAAACATTGCTAGAATCAAAGAAGATGTCTATTCATAGCCGATCACTCATCAGCGAACTCAAAGCGTTTGTAGCTTCTGGTGGAAGCTATGCGGCTAAAGTAGGAGACCATGACGATTTGGTAATGGCTTCACTATTAGCGGTTAGAATTATGACACAACTAGCAGATTATCACGGTGACTTAGAGAGCCAAATCAGGGACCATGATGACATTATCCCGCCTTTACCTTTCTTTGCAGTCATTTCTTAAACTTACACCTATCACCGTGATACTTTTTGTAATTGATACTACCGGTTGTTTTCCTGCAATGTGGACAGGTCGTCATAATTTGCGCTGAACGGCTACGTCTAGCTAATCGTTTCATGGGATTGTGGTTTACATCTTTCTTCTCAAAAGTTGTGTTTGTCATTATTTACCAGCTCTTTGGTTTTCTTCTGATAGATTACATTGCGGGTATTAATCGAATAAATATAACTATTGCTACTTCAAAGCATTAGCGCGAGACAAGCGTTGAAATGTTATTTATCACAGGAAGACTAAATAGTATTATGGCACGATATACTGAAAGTTTCAACAATGAACTGTATGACCTCTTAAAAGTTAGAGGCTATACTCCTGTACCGCTCAATAGTCAGAACCAACGGGTTCGCGTTTCACAGGAAGCTGATGTTATAGAATTTACCTTTAAAAAAGACGGCACAGACTATGGTAAAGTTTGGGTCAGTCTCGATGATTCTAGTAAAGTGATCGTATATTTTGACGATGAGCAAGCCGACAGTCCTGACAATATTACTCCGGGAGTAGAATATGATGATACTTGGGAGGGATTTTTAAAACATTTGAAGAACTGGGCGCAACGCAGACAACTTGACTTCGACCTATCTAACAAAGATCAATTGGGGGATCGCATGAGACAACGGGAGTATCTCAAGATGAAAGAGCGAGTAGCAGAAGGATATCATTCAATGGGTAGGGCTAGAAGTTACAATGACGCTGTACCGAATGTAAAGATCGTCCTTCAACACAACCGCAACATCGAAGAAGGCGAACAGCGTTATCGTAACGTAGCGAAAATATACCTTGAAAATATACACGGAGAACGCTTTTTAGCTCCCACTACTAAGCCTGGTGTAGCACAAATCTATGCTCGCCATATTGCCGAGGGCGGCGTTCCTAACGATGATCGTTGGAACCATATCAAAAAGTTGTGCGAAGAATATAATAAGATGGCTGGATTTGTTCGCGCAACACGCAACGGCGAGTTTACTGAATCAACGCAGAAACTAGTTCTAGAAGGTATCAATCACTATAATAAACTACGTGAATCGTTAGGCAAGATGCGTGGACATCGCGGCTATAATGCTTATTTCGAATCATGGTCGCCTCCTCTCATGGAAGACGAGAATGACGACACCATCAATGAATTATTCGTGCAGGAAACCATGGATCCTCGGATAGAATCGGTTATGCCAATCCTCTCTCGCCTTCGGAAGAACATAGCAGAAATGAATGAAGTTAATATGCTCGAAAACTGGGCTGATAATGTTATCAGCGAGAAGTTAGAGCTTGGTGAAGAAAAAGAAGGTTGGATGAACCAGGACGATGCTGAAAATAGTAAAGTTCCTGCTTTCGTTCGTAGGCAGAACTATAACGATGCGATGAAGGCGGCGACAGGCGGCCCAGCTCTGCGTAGAGTCAAAAACGAACCGCACAAAGATGAGGTAGAGGAAAGCAATCTAGCATTGTTATTCACAAAAGAATCAGATCCTTCGATAATTAGCCAACTACGTAAGATCGCTGACGAAGGAACAACTGGTTCGATTGAGTTAGAAGACGGTACAAAAAAGTTTAGCAAATCTATGGCTGAAAAAATATTGAATTTGTATGATGAAATGCCTGATTATCGTAAAGAAAAAATTACAAAATTACTTAAGACTACGAATGGTATGAAAAAAGTGATTGATCTTGCAGCAGACAAGAATGATGACGATGATGCGGACAATACTGATGATACTCCGATAGGACGGGCAAAGCATAATAGAAAGAAAAAAATAAAGACTTCGCGTTTGGCTAAGTTACTTGGAGTGGATGAATCTTAAATTATTATATTACTTACCCATTACTGGCATAAATATATTGACACAGGGTTTGATATCTAGTATATTGAACACTGTGGTAGTTGTCTCCGACAGCAAACATAAATCACATACTAAAGCTCAACACATGCACATTTAAAAGGAGAAAACAAAATGGCATCACTTCAAGAAATCCGCGCACATATCGCCGCAGCAGAAAATAAGAACCAAAATAAAGGTTCAAATACACAATCAGATAACGCAATTTATCCTCATTGGAACATCGATGAAGGTACTACTGCTACAGTCCGATTCCTCCCAGATGCTGACCCAAACAACACATTCTTTTGGATCGAACGTCAAGTCATCAAGCTTCCATTTAATGGCGTCAAGGGTGACAATACTATGAAGAACGTCACGGTTCAAGTGCCGTGCGTAGAAATGTACGGCGATAACTGTCCTATTCTAGCAGAGGTTCGCCCGTGGTATAAGGATGAATCTCTCAAGGAACTAGCTAATAAGTATTGGAAGAAGCGTTCTTATATTTATCAGGGTTTTGTCAGGCAAAACCCAATCGGCGATGATGTGACGCCAGCTAACCCTATTCGTCGATTTGTTGTCACCTCGCAGATTCAAACGATCATTAAAGCATCGTTGATGGATCCTGAGATGGAAGAGTTGCCAACCGATTACATCAGGGGACTCGACTTCAATATCCGCAAGACCCCGGGTAAGGGAGGGTTTGCAGAATATACCACGTCAAGTTGGGCTC